CAACTTGGTATGCAAATGCCTCCACAAGAGGATGATGAGGGTGAGGATATGAAGCAAGACCCTGAAGTAGAAGCGGCTCTAGCTCCACTACTCGCGCAAGCGGCTACGCAGTTACTACAGCAGAACCAAGCAGGCGCAGCGCAACAGAAAGCACAGCAACAAGCTCAAGATCCGCTTATTCAAATGCAGATGCAAGAACTTCAGCTTAAAGCGCAAGAGCAACAACGCAAAGCGCAAAAAGATCAAACTGATGCACAACTGAAAATGCAACAACTACAGGTTGAGCGTGAACGCATAGCGTCTCAAGCGGCTATGGCTGATAAGAGTGCGCAAATTGATGTTCTTAAAAATGCAGCGCAGTTGGGTGTTAGGCAACAACTTGATACTGGTAAGCAAACTATTGAGAACAAGCGACTTCAAGTAGAAGCACTTAAAAACGCGGCTGATATGACGATGAAGAAAGAAGATCAGCAACGTAAAACGCAGGTGCAAGCTTTAAAAGATGCTGCACAGTTAACTGCTAAAAAGACTGAAACTGAAATGAACTTAGCCCATCAGGCTTATCAAGGGATGCTTGAGCGCGAACGCGCACAGACAGAAAAAGCAGAAGACCTGGCTCATCAAGCCTATCAGAATTCGCTTGAGCGAGAACATAAACAACATCATAAAATACTTGATGTAGCGCATCAAGGTCATCAAGCTGAGATAAACAGAATCCATCAGAAAGAGCAGGCTGAGAAACAACCTAAACAGCCCGTAAAGAAACCTAAGAAAGGTGAAGAATAATGGACGCATTTGATGTAGTGCTTAAGCACATTGATGAGAAAGTTATGCAGCTTAAAGATGCTGTATGTTCTGAGCGAATTGACTCAATGGAAACGTATAAACAGATGTGCGGTGAAATACGAGGGCTTCAAACAGCTCGCGGTTATGTACTTGATATAAAGGATAAATTAGAAGATTAGATAACACGGCCTTTCGCTTCGGGGTTTTTTAGAAATCGTTCGATGACAGCTTGGAAAGACAAGCACTATCAAGTATAGGCATTGGTTTTGGATATTTGTCATGTCCGGTAAGATAATTTGACTAGTTACACCAGTGTCTGTAGCTTGATAGTACGCGCATAGCGCACCAGTAATGGCCTGACGCTCAGAAATAGGAGACTTGGGATTGGCTGAAAGTACGCCAACGAATACTGAGATTACTATCAAAAATAAATGTAGGGAAGTAGGCTTAGAGGCAGCCATCTTATAATGAGTGTGGTTACCCACCCAAACTGCAAAATGCTAACTAATGTCGGGCGAACCAACGTGGCATATATTAGTGATGTGGTGATAGGGGAAAATGGATACTACTTTGGCGTAAAAGCACACCATCATTTTGACAGCACGGAAAGACGGCATATTTTAATCCCACAAACAGGAAACAAAATGTCAAAGATTTTAATTGGGTCAAACCCCAAAAATCCACAAGTTGTTGGTAGCTACGAAACAGAGGCTACTAACGAAGAAAAAGCAACGCAACTCCCAATGCCATCAGGATACAGAATCCTATGTGCTATTCCAGAAGCAGATAAAGAATACGAAAGTGGTATCGCAAAAGCTGACGTAACCCTGCGTAATGAAGAAGTACTTACCACCGTATTATTCGTTGTTTCATTAGGCCCAGAAGCTTATAAAGACACAAACAAATTCCCTAGTGGTGCATGGTGTAAAGAAGGCGACTTTATCTTAGTACGCCCCAACTCAGGCTCACGCCTGCTTATTCACGGTAGAGAATTCCGATTGTTAAATGATGATTCGGTAGAAGCAGTTGTACTCGACCCACGCGGCATCTCACGCAAATAGGACAAGACTATGGCAGATTTTGAAAGAACAGAATATAAATTCCCCGATGAAATAGACGATAATGACGATAACATCGAGATTGAAATAGAAGACGATACTCCCGAAGAAGACCGTGGTCGGGAACCAATGCCTAAACACATTGTAGATGAGTTAGAAGAAGACGAATTAGACTCCTACGATGCAAAAGCACAACAACGCATTAAACAAATGCGTAAGGTATATCATGACGAGCGCAGAGAGAAAGAAGCGGCTCAACGTGAGCACAGAGAGGCTGTCGCACTAGCGCAACGACTGCTTCAAGAAAACCAACGCGTTAACCAAGTTTTGGGTAATGGTGAAAAAGAGTATATTAATAATATACAGAGTTTAGCTCAGAAAGAGATGCAAGAAGCCAAGCGTGCTTACAAAGACGCATATGAAATTGGTGATGCCGATGGTGTAGTAGAAGCTCAAGAGCAGATGCAGTTGGCCACCTTAAAATTGGCTCAAGCACATAATATGCGTACAGGGGCTTTACAAACACCTGATTATGAGGTACAACAGGCGCAAGAAAGGCTACAACGCCCTGCGGAACCGCAAGTTCCACGGCCTGACGAGAAGGCTTTGGATTGGCAAGAAAGAAATGAGTGGTTTGGTAAAGACAAAGAAATGACCAGCGCAGCTCTTGGACTTCATGCAAAACTTGTAGACGAAGGCGTACCAGTAGGCTCTAAAGAATATTACAACGTATTGGACAAAACAATGCGTAGACGTTTTAACGAGTATTTTGGTGAAACCGAAGATAGAAAATCGAGTAGGGGCAGACCGTCAAACGTAGTCGCACCCGCTTCGAGAAGTACATCAGCAACAAAGATAAAGTTAACTCAGAGCCAGGTCAACTTAGCAAAGAAATTTGGCTTAACCCCTGAACAATATGCGAAAGCAGCTTTAGCCTTGGAGAACCAAAATGGCAGATAATACAAATGCAAGAACAACTCGTGAACTAGAAACCCGTGCACTTGTGGAGCGTCCTAAGCAGTGGATGCAACCAGAATTGCTCCCTGAGCCTGACAAAGAGGCTGGGTTTGCATATAGATGGATTCGCGTAGCAACATTAAATAACAGTGACCCAAGCAACTTAGCGTCAAATCTAAGACAAGGCTGGGAACCCGTTACAATGAGCGAACAACCTAAATTTAGACTGTTAGCCGACCCGAATAGTCGTTTTAAAGACAATATCGAAGTAGGCGGATTATTACTTTGCAAGATTCCAGCTGAGTTTATGGAGCAGCGTGCACAACACTTTGCTAACATTACAAGCCAGCAAGCAGAAGCTGTAGATAATAATTTAATGCGCCAAAGTGACTCAAGAATGCCTATCTTTAAAGAGAGAAGCTCTAAAGTTACCTTTGGTAAAGGTACTTAATTAATTATTTTAGGAGTTAAAATGGCTTATCCTACAGTACAAGCCCCTTACGGGTTAAAACCTGTAAATCTAATCGGGGGTCAAGTTTTTGCGGGTTCTACTCGTAACATCCCTATTCAATACGGATACAACACTAATATCGGTTATGGTGACCCTGTTGTAATTGCGTCTGGTACTATTACTAGAGCTACTATTGCTGCAGCAACTACAGGTAAACAAATTACTGGTATTTTCTTGGGTTGTTCATACACTAACCCAACAACTAAACAAAAGTTATTCTCTCAGTATTGGCCTGCAGGTACACTTGCTGGTGATGCAGAAGCTGTTGTTACTGATGACCCAGATACTGTATTTAAAGTAGTTATGTTGTCTGCGGCAGGCGGTACAGTTACTTCAGGTTCACAAGCATTAGTTGGCTTAAATGTTGCTGGTGCAGATGCTGCGGCTAACGTAAACACAGGTAATTCTACTGTGGGTGCTGTTACACCTACTGCAACCCCTACTACAGGTTTAGCATACCGTATTGTTGACTTAGTACCTGAAACAGCGGTTATTACTTCTGTTCCTAGCACTTCAACAATAACAACAACTATTACTGTCCCTGCATTGACTTCAGCGTTAGTTGTTGGTTCGGATGTATCTTTCATTGCACCTAACGGTCAATTAGTACAAACAGGGTCATTCTTAACAGCTAACTATGCTGTTGGAGCAACATCTCTTGTTATGAACGCGGCTTCAGGCGTGACCATTCCTGCTTCTGCAACCTTAGTTATTACTCAGTACCCAGAAGTACTAGTTAAAATTAACTTCGGTATCCATTCATACTACGGCGCTTAAGGAGCAATAAACAATGGCAATTTCTAGAGCACAGCTATTAAAAGAGTTATTACCGGGCCTTAACGCGTTATTCGGTTTAGAGTACGCACGATACGGTGAACAACATAAAGAAATTTATGAAATCGAATCTTCTGAGCGTTCATTTGAAGAAGAAACAAAACTTTCTGGTTTTGCTGCAGCGGCAGTTAAAAACGAGGGTTCTGCTATTCAATATGAAGCTGGTCAAGAAGCTTGGACTGCACGCTATAACCACGAAACAATCGCTCTTGGCTTCTCATTAACTGAAGAAGCTGTAGAAGATAACTTGTACGACTCATTGTCTGCTCGTTATACAAAAGCGTTGGCTCGTGCTATGGCATACACAAAGCAAGTAAAAGCGGCGGCTGTTTTAAACAACGGCTTCAACTCTGCTTATACTGGCGGTGACGGTTCAGCATTATTTTCAGCTTCACACTCATTAGTGTCTGGCGGCACAAACTCAAACATCCCATCAACTCCTGCTGATTTAAACGAAACTTCACTTGAAGCGGCTGTTATTCAAATCGCACAATGGACTGATGAACGTGGTTTGTTGATTGCTGCTAAACCTAAAAAATTGATTGTTCCCCCTGCACTTCAATTCGTTGCAACTCGTTTGCTCGAAACAGAACAACGTGTAGGCACAACCGATAACGACATCAACGCGTTAAAAAACAACGGTTCTATCCCAGAAGGTTACACTGTTAATAACTTCTTAACAGACACCAATGCGTGGTTCTTAACTACTGATGTACCAAACGGTTTGAAACATTTCGTGCGTCAATCATTGGTAACTTCATCAGATAGTGATTTTGATACTGGAAATATGAGATACAAGGCGAGCGAACGTTACTCGTTTGGCTGGTCTGATCCCTTAGGTATGTACGGAAGCGCAGGCGCGTAAGCCTTATAAATCAAGCGTTTAGCTAGATTAGGAAGCCCTCTTCGGAGGGCTTTTTTATTGGTTTTGAAAAAGTAGTTTACACAAGCGTGTGTTGTGGTATTATATCTCTCACGTACTTTATAGGAGATATACCATGAAAAAAGCAGTTATTTATAAAATCATCAATTTGGTTAATGGGAAGTTTTATGTTGGTAGTACAAATAATCAACGAGAAAGGTTTAGAACGCATAGAAACAAACTACGTAGTAGCTCACATCATTGTGCCCATTTACAAGCGGCTTGGAATAAATACGGTGAAGATTCTTTTATATTTAAAGTAATTGAAGAGATTGAAAATGAGGCGTCACTGCAAGCCGCTGAGGATACTTGGTTATCGGAATGGGTAGGTAACGACAGATGCTACAACCATGGACTTAGGTCAGGTGCGCCGTGGCGAGGCGTAGTTAAAGAGTTACATCCTAGCTTTGGTAGAGTTATGTCTGATGAGCAAAAGGCTGTTTTACGGGAAGCTAGACTGTCTCAAGAAGACCCGCGTATTGGTAAAAAGCATACAGAAGAAACTAAACAGCGTATTAGTGCAGCAAAGTTAGCAAACCCATCAAAGTACTGGCAAGGTAAAACACGCTCTGATGAAACCGTAAAAAAATAAGCGATGCCCAACGAGGAGTAAAAAAAGCACCTAGAGTATATACAGAAGAAGGATTACGTAAAGCTCAAGAGACTATGAAGCGTAACGCCAGACCACAAGAACATACCCCTTTAGACGAGGTGATAGCTAAGTTTCCAGAAGAAGTACGTAGTAAGTATGATTTTACTAATGCCATCTACACAGGGGCGTTAAATAGAATTACAGGGTGTGTATGTTCTATACATGGAGAGTTCTCTCAATATGCAGCTCAATTTAGAAAAGGGTCAGGTTGTGCAGAGTGCGGAGCGCTTATTAGAAACGAGAAAAAACGTATTGAAATGAAGCTGAAATGGTCAACAGAAGAAGGACGTAAAAAGATGGGTAGATAGTGTAAAAACCTATTGCATAATCAACCAATTGGTGTACTATCAGCCTATATCTAGGAACTTAATTATTTGCGCAGATTGACCTAGCAAGCTTTACACAAGACTGCGTATCTTACGTGTATTTGGAGATTAAAATGGGTTTAGCATCACACTTTGGTCCTTGGAGACTT